TTTAATCACTCTGAGTGATAGTAATTATACTATCGCTACCACCATTTATTTTGATTACGTTAGATACGCCATCTTGTATTAGTATTACAGTATAAGCATTACTACCGTTTACATCTACTCGCACACTCTCATTTACTTCTCTGCGTAGACTTACTACATTACCTGTAATAAACGCGGTAATTTGTGTATCTGGATCTTTACCAAGTAGAGTCCCTGTGATTTGTGTTGTGGTAGCTTGGGCTAAGACATCTTCTTCTTCGTCTATTGCTAATGCATCTAAAACATTAAGTAAGTCTTCTAAATAGTTGACATCAAGATAATTTATATCTAACTCAGTAAATTCTAAACTATTTTCTTTTAAATAATCCTCTGCCAGATAATCAATATCTAAATCGTTAAAATCCAGGACGCTATCTGATTTTGTTGTAGTGGTTTCTTCTTCAACTAATACTTCTTCTTTTGGTGGCGTAACAATAAGCATGTTGTCTATTACGTCCAAAGTAAGATCCAAAATTACAGGTTTTGAAGGAGATGATTC